GAAGATAGTTCTGAAAGTCTGTCGTTTTCCATTTTTAATTGCAATTTTAAAGCTTCTTCTTCGGTAGTTAATTCTGCTTTTATGCTCGCAAACTTTTCTTTGGAAATAGAGCCGCTAACATATTCCTCATAATATCTCATTTTTTCAGAATGTATCTTATTGAGTCTGTTTTTATAACCGGAACATTCTGAAAGTAGAACATCGTGTTCTGATTTGCAGGTTTTACTCATAAGTGAAACCTGCTTTAATTTTTCATCCAACAGCCTAATTTGCGTGTTTATAGCACGTAGGACAATTTCGTGCAGCATTGACTCATTAACCCTTATATGCTGGCAACCCAGGTCTTCAGTATATCTGGCAGTAGCACAGAGCCAATCCTTATTGGTCTTTCGACCTTTTTGGAGTTTATTACCACAGCATCCGCACACAAGAAGTTTTGCAAACGGATTTGTAGATGGTTGTGGACGAGGCTTTTTGTTGGACTTTATAACAAGTCGTGCCTGATAATATTCTTCTCGGCCGATGATGGCTTCGTGTGTATTAGGCACAATTTGTCGCAATTCTTCAGGTATTTGCTTAACCCTGTTACTGCCAACACGTACAACATGAGATTTGAAAGGTTGTGTATCTCCGGTATATATGCGGTTTGTAAGAATATTATGAACCGATTCATAAGTCCAAAACTCTCTTACCTTGTATTTGTCTCCGCGAACAGGACGCAAATACATTGAAGGTGTCATAGTATGGGAATCATTTAGCTTTTTAGCAATTTGCGAGATGGTGATGCCGCTGATTGCCCACTTGAATATCCTTTTAACAACCATAGCTGCTTCATCATCAATTACGATTGTGTTTTTCTCTGCACCTTTCTTATAACCGTAAGGTGCAAATCCATATACAAATTCACCGCTAAGTTTTTTAAGATCCACGACACTTTTGATTCTGCGTGAGGTATCCTTGCTATACATATAATTAACAAGATTCCTTACAGCAAGTTCCATACCGCCTGTATCTTCGCCAAGTGCAACACTGTCAAACTCTTCGTTGATAGAAATAAATCTGACTTCATAAGCCGGAAATACAAATTCCAGAAAATGTCCTGCCTCAAGATAGTCTCTTGCAAATCGGGATAGGTCACGCACTATAATTGTGCGGACTCTGCCTTCTTCAACAAGACGGAGTAACCTTCGCATCGCAGGTCTGTCCATACTGGTTCCGGAATACCCGTCATCAATAAAATCCTCAAAATCTCCGTCCAAATCAGTATGACTTGCAATATAATTGTCAATACATCGGCGCTGAGAACCAATACTACAGCTTTCACGGTCAGAACCGGACTCAACATCGCCGTCTTCAAGAGAAAGTCTCAGATACTTAACATCAATCCTATTATCCAACATTGCCAAGCACCTCAACTTTCTTCAGATAATCCATAATTGACTTATACGGATCGTCATACATAAGCTGAATTTTTATTTTGTTTCCGTCAGAAACATATATCTTATCAACAAGTAAAACAAAAAGTTCACGGTTGATAACGGGGAGCTTGTGATATTCTTTTATTGCATTTATCCATTGCTGTGTACTGGATATTACCTCTCCAAGTTCATTTGCTTGTTCACTCAGACGGTCATATTCTTCATTCTGCAATTCCAACTGATGTGTATAACGGATTTTCATATAATCATATTCATCACGATCAATAGTGCCGTCTGCAAGATCTATGAGAAGCTGTTCTATTTTGGACTCAAGATTTTGCCTTTTTACAGTACAGCTTTTCATCAAATCCGTAATACTGGTTTGATGTCTTGCAACTGCAGGCATAGTTTTTATATCGGAAATCAGTTTTTCAATGTCAACTGCAATTTCAACGTGCTTGTTTAATAAATTGGTTACAGCATTCATTAAAACTTCCTGCCGTATATAGTGGCTATGGCATTTAGAACGATGCGAATAAAGGTATCCGTTACATTCATAAGCAATCCATGCTTGAAGCCCGGAATTAGGTCTTCCAGAACCTTTTTGAGCTTGAAGTCTTGAATTACAATCGGAGCAATAAAGTTTATCTTGGAAAATAGTACGGTAATCTGTTTCCAATTTAGGACCTTGCTTATATTTGCTCAAACGGTCAAGTTCCTCGGCGTTTACTTTCTGAACGGCATCGAATAATTCTTGTGTAATAATTGCAGGATGCATATTCTCAATAATTTGCCACTCATCCTTTGACCTTCTTGTTTTTGCCTGTCCAAGCTTATCGCTTTTTACCTTGCCGTGAATACGGTGTCCCAGATATACGGGATCGTTTGTAATCTTTCTGATTGTACCGCGTATCCATTGTGCATTCTCATATCGTTTATCCTTGGTTATTCCGCGCATAAAACGAATTTTGCCGGGAGAAGGAAGTTCACGATCAATAAGTTCCTTTGCAATGGCATTAAATTTCATACCTGATGCACGCAGTTCAAATATCAAAACAATAATATGAGCTACTTCTGTATCCACATCAAAAGTATTCTTTTCGGGATTTCTAATATATCCAAAAGGAATACTGCCTGCAGGAGGAAGAAACTCTCCGTTATTCATCATAGCTGAAATAGTTGAACGAATTTTCAAAGAGGTATCTCTTGAATACGACTCATTCATAATCATTTTGAACGGGAGCATCAATGCAGCAGCATCAGCATTTTCATCCGCACTGTCATAATCATCATTGATACAAATGAGTCTGACACCGAGTTCAGGAAGAATTTTTTCTACATACTCACTTGTAATAACAAAGTTTCTGCCCAGTCTGGAAACATCTTTTACTATAATGCAGTTGATTCTGCCGGACAAAAAATCTTCTTTCATCCTTATAAAACCCGGTCTTTTGAAATTCATACCAGTATAACCGTTATCGGTATATATGTCCACAATTTCAATTTCAGGATAATCCATAAGATGATGTCTTGCGATTTTTTCCTGATTGACCAAAGAGTTAGCTTCCAGATCATCGCCGTCTTCCTCAGACAGTCTTCTATATATACCTGCTCTGTATAAGGATAGCGATTGTAATTCTTGTGTTTCAACTAAGTTAATTCGACTTTTTCTTGCCATTTAGCCCACCTCCTTAACTGATTGAGACAGCAGTTCTTGGTAGTAAGCCAGTTCGTTCCGATAATTAAAGTCAATTCTTATTCTTTTGTCTTCATATACATAGATTTTGTCTATAAGCGAGAATACAACTTCACGCGAGAGAGTTTCAATCCCTTGGAATTTAGCAAACATTTCCATCCAGCTATTATCACGTTCGCTATCTTCGATGATTTTTGCTCTTTCGGCATTCATTTCATCAACAACCGCTTGAGCTTCATCAATTTGCTTCGTATATTTGTCTCGCATTTTGTTGTACTCATCTCGTGTTAACAGTTCATCACTTAATGCCTCATAAAGTTTCATACGGAAATCTTTATATCCGTCAATGTCTTTATTTTTTTGAGCAATCAGCAGGTCAAGTTTTCTTACTCTGGTAGCAGTAATATCTCGCTGTCCTATATCACTTATAAGCTGTTCCATCTCAATTACAATGTTGATTTGGTTGCTTATAGCGTGCAGGACAGTTTCTTCCAATTTGTATTGCTCAAAATTATGACTACTGCAACCCTTGCCGTGTTTGTTTGTTGAGCAAATATAGTAATAAAATTTCTTTTTACCGCGAGAAACACTTCTTCTGCACATTGCACGTTGACAATCCGGACAGAATAATACGCCCGATAAAGGGAGTACGGCTTCTTTTTGCGGTGAAGTGCGAGTGTCACGTGCCAACATTTTCTGAACTGCAAAAAATGTAAGCGGATCTATAATAGGTTCGTGATTATTTTCAACCACAGACCATTCTGATTCGTTGCGAACTCTTGTTTTTTTAATTTTATAGTTTGGAGTACCACGTTTACCTTGAACAAGAGTCCCAATATAAATAGGATTTGATAGAATTGTTCTTATAGTTACATGGCTCCATTTGCCTGTTGAAGCAGATTTGAACCCCGACTTATAATTGAGACCGATACTTTTCTTATATTCGGCAGGAGGAAGTATCTGCTCTTCATTCAAAAAATCAGCAATAGCTTGTTGGCTTTTCCCAAACACCTTCAGAGAAAATATCGTTTTTACAACTTCAGCAGCATATTCATCAATAATGAGTTTATGCTTATCTTCAGGTGATTTAAGGTATCCGTAGCTTGCAAAAGAACCAAGAAATTCTCCATCGTTCCGTTGAATGCGAAACTGCTTGCGCAACTTTTTGGACTGCTCACGGCAATAGCTTTCATTCATGATGTTTTTTACAGGAATAATAAAGTCATCGCTTGCCTTAGTATTTTCGCTGTCAACATCATCATTTATTGCAATAAAACGCACGCCAAAAGAAGGGAACAAAATTTCGAGATATTTACCAGTCTCGATGTACTCTCTTCCAAGGCGTGACAAATCTTTTACTATAACACAATTAACTTTTCCGGATTCAATGAGTTCCATGACATCACGAAAACCGGGACGCTCATAATTCGTTCCGGTATAACCATCATCAATAGCTTCAGC